AAAGCGTGGAGTACGACGACGACGGCGTGCGGCTGCTGAAAGAAGTGCAGCTTTTCGAGGTGTCCATCGTGGCGATCCCGATGAACCCGAAGGCCCAGGTCGCGCACGTCAAGTCGCGCCTGTCCGCGCGCGGCGAGTACGTGCCGACCGACAAGGAACTCGCAGAACTGAAGCGCGAGGCCGAGCAGTTTCTGCGCTCGCGCGGCTTCAGCAAAGCAATGGCGAAGATGTGCGCAACGAATTTGTTTCACACGTTCGACCTGGGCGCGATGCTCGGAGCGGATGACGATCAGACGCGCGATGCCGACGATCACAAGAGCACGCCGAGCGCGACGCCGGACGAGCTGGAGGTAGCCGCGGGACTGAGCGGGTTCAAGGAGCGCTTGCTGCTCCAGGACCTGAACAGGTCCTTTCATAACATTTTCAAGAGGTAGCCAATCATGGCGAACGAGATCCTGCAGAAAATCGAGGAGTTCGGCGAAGCCGTTGCGCAGATGCGCAAGGCGAACGACGAAAGCCTCGCCGAGATGAAGAAGGGCAACGAGTCGCGCGCGAAGGAGCTGGAAATCCAGTCCGACCGCTGGAACAAGAAGATCGACGAGGCGATGAAGTCGATCAACGGCCTGAACAAGGAAAACGAGGCCTACAAGACGCGCGTCGAGATCCTCGAGGCGCTCGCCGACCGGCCGAAGGGCACGCCGACCGAGCAGCTCGAGAAAAAGCACCTGCAGACCTGGCTAAAGTTCGTGCGCAGCGGCATGAAGGACAACGGGCTCGAGGCAGAGGTGTCGCACCTGCAGAAGCAAATCGTCGAGGCCGAGACGAAGGCGAACGAGGTGCTGTCGACAGTCGCCCTCCAGGGCGGCAACGCCGTGCCGCGCGTCATCTCGGCAGAGATCGAGAAGCTCGTCCTGAAGATGTCCGAGATTCTCGTCAACGTGAACGTGGTCACGAGCGGAAGCGCGGACTACAACGAGTTGGTGACGATCTCCGGCGCGAACGGCGGGTACGTAGCGGAAACCGGCACGCGCTCGCAGACCGTCGCGCCGAACATCCGCAAGGTGACGCCGACCCACGGGGAGCTGTACGCCTTTCCGCGAGCGTCGAATTGGTCGCTGGAGGATCTGTTGTTCAACGTGGTGGCGTGGCTGACGGACAACGTGGCCGACACGTTCGCGGTGTCGATTGCGACGAACATCCATTCTGGCAACGGCTCAGCGAAGCCGACCGGTATGGTGAACTCGGCGCCGACCAACGTGGACGACTACGCCTCGCCGATGCGCGCCGCAGCGGTGTACGAGTACATCGCTACCGGCTCCTCGCCGATCACCACGGCGCCGACGATGGATGACCTGATCGACCTGCAGGTGGCGCTGCGCCGGCCGTACCAGCCGAACGCAAAGTTCACGATGAACTCGATCACGCTGGGGCAACTGCGGCAGCGCAAGGACACCACGGGGCAGTACCTGTGGCAGCCGAGCGTGCAGGCCGGCGCCCCGGACACGCTCCTCGGCAAGCCGGTGTTCATCTGGGAGGACATGGCGAACTATGCCGCGAACGCGCTGCCGATCGCTTACGGAGACTTCCGCCGCGCGTACACGTTTACCTACATCGGCTCCATGTCGATGATCCGCGACAACGTGACGGTGCCGGGCTTCACCAACTTCCTGGTGGCGCAACGGTCCGGCGGCATTCCCCGGAACAACGATTCCGTGAAGTTCCTGAAGCAGATCGCGAGCTGACCTTGAAGGTGGGAGGGGCCAGCGATGGCTCCTCCCTTTTTCATGTTCAAGAAATACGAGGACAAGGCCGTTCTTGGATACGCGACCAAGGTGGTTCATCGTCGCAAGCGGGCCATCGCTGACCGCCGAGGACGTGGCGACCCTCGAGGGCCAGAGAGTTCTGGTAATCAACGACAACTATCGGCTCGCGCCGTGGGCCGACGCGCTGTACGCCGCTGACCCGATCTGGTGGGAGTGGCACGCCGATCGCCCTGAGCTGAAGGCGTTCAAGGGGCGCAAGATCACGCAGGACGAAGAGGCCGCGAATCGTTACGGCCTCGAGTACATCAGGAGCGTGGACGCGGACGGGCTTTCACGCGATCCGGCCTACGTGCACAAGGGCTCGAACTCTGGGATCCAGGCGATCAACCTGGCGGCGCACTGGACGCGCAGGATCGTGCTCCTGGGCTTCGACATGCAGGCGACGGGCGGTAAGGCGCATTGGTTCGGCGATCACCCGAACGGTTTCCGGTCGAACTACCACAAATGGCTGTGGCGCTATCAGCTCGTCGCCGACGACGCGGAGCGCATGGGCCTAGAGATAATCAACTGCTCGCGGGCAACTGCGCTGCGATGCTTTGAAAGAAAGGCGCTTGAGGACGTCTTGACTGGGTGTGCCATTTCGGCATAGCATCGCCTCCATACCGTGGCATTGGGCCGCGGGTTTCAGGAGGCCAAATGGCTACCAAGCAGAAGGTCAGGATCGAAATTACCCCGCCGAACTTTCAGATTCTCCCAGTGAGAATCGAGGGCACGGCCCCGCTCATGCTGCACAAGTTCTCCGAGAAGATGCGAAAGCAGATTCAGGAGAAGCAGACATCGAAGGATGCAACGAGGGCGAAGCGGGCGCCGAAAGACTACGCAGCCGAATTTAACGCTGCGCGCTATCGGTTCAGAAACGGGATCGCATGCGACGGTATTACGGCTGGCGCGTTCAGGGCGGCAATGATCGCAGCTTGCCGTCGCGTTGACGGCTTGCCGATGACGCAGGCAAAGGGTGCCTTCTTCATCATCGCTGACGGTCGGGACGAAACGGACGGCACGCCGCTCATCAAGATCCAAGGCAAGCCCGTCCACGATACGCGCCCGGTAAGGCTGGAATCGGGCGTAGCCGACATGAGGAATAGGCCGCGCTACGATTCGTGGGCGTGCGATCTGAAGATCCAGTTCGACGCGGACCTGCTCAGCGCGAACGATGTGGCAAACCTGCTCGCGCGCGCCGGCTCGACGGTCGGCGTCGGTGAGCTGAGGCCGCAGGGGCCGAATAGCTTCGGTGGCGACTTCGGGACGTTCCGGGTCACCTCGCAGCGCAAGGTGACGAAATGAGCGCTCTCAAATATTCGTGGAGCAGGCGCTTTGCGATGCCGGCGCAGCAATTCGGCGAGTTTTACTACTCACTGAAGAAGCGCACGCCTGAGGAACTGGTCAGGGCAGCGAAAAGCGCGCGCAGCCCGGTCCACAAGCTTTTCAACTGGGACGACCGCGTGGCGGCGCACGAGCATCGCCTCCTCCAGGCGCGCGTGATGGTGAATTCGCTTCAGGTGGAGATCGTCACCCCGAAGGGCAAGCCGGGGAATGTGATCGCCTTCCTTCGCTCTTCGACGCTAGGGCGCGATGTACCGCTGCATCAGGCAAAGCCGGAGGACATCACGGCGTCGATGCAGAAGTGCTGGCTGGACATGCTGAGATTCAAGAGGCGCTACAAGAATCTCGAAATCGCGCAGCAGGTGATTCTCGCGATCGACGACATTGACCGCAGGCTGCGGAGATCGCAGAAAAAGGCTGCATGAGGAACGCGGCATTGGCAGTTGAGGCGTGGCACGGACAGGCGAGACTCGTTCCGCCGAGGATTGGCGGGGCATGGCAGGTTAGGCATGTCCGGGTAAGGCCGGGCGTGGTGGGGCGGTGCATGGCGTGGCAGGCAAGGTCAGGCATGGCGTGGTACGGCGCTGCACGGTACGGCGGGGCGTGGTTTGGTGTGCCCCGGCAGGCATACGATGGAAGGAGCGGAACTTAAAGCATTGAGAAAAAGCCTCGGCCTATCGCTCGCGCAAGCGTCGCGGCAGGTCGAGGTTTCCGCTCGCACATGGGCGCGATGGGAAGCGGGCGATCAGGCGATCCCTGAAGGGGCGATGAAGCTGTTCAGGATCTTGAACGGTCTGGAGAAGCCGACTAGGTAAGGCAGGCGAGGTCAGTCCCGGACTGGTTGGATACGTTCTGGTTGGTTATGGCGAGGCGTGGCAGGCGAGGTACGGTCCGACTGGGCGGGGATAGGCGGGATTCGGCACGATTCTGGCGAGGCGTGGCAGGCAAGGAAAGCCCACCAATTTACCCGGTGGGCTTTTTATTTGGGGTCCAATGATTCCGACCGCTGTTGTCATGGGTACTGGCCCATCGTTGACGCGCGAGGTAATCGCGACAGCGGTCCGCGGGCAGGAGCTCGGAGCGTGGGCGCTGTACGGATGCAATCACACGTGGCGCGTTGTTCCAAGCCTCGATACGTTTTTGAGTTGCAACGTCGAATATTTCGAGTCCGAGTGGGAGCTCGGGCTCAAGCAGCACCGCGCCGAAAAGTGGATTGCTGTAGACGATGCCCAGCCGGAACGATTCGCCGCGGCGATGAAGTTCGGGCTCAACGTGAAAGCTGGCCAGTGGGGTGAAGGCTTCAGCAGGGACCCGCGATTCATCAACTACGGGCATTCGAGCGGGTTCCAACTGCCGCAGGTCGCCGTGCACGACGGATATCGCCGATTGCTGCTCGTCGGTTATGACTTGAAATTTGCCCGTGATTACGACGGTCACAACCATCGCATCGGTTCTTTGCCACGCCATTTTTTTGGCGAATACGAGGACGAGCGGTTGCAGCATTGGCCGTCGAAAAGAGTAGTGAACGGCGTGCATGAGGAGCTAGTCGCGCAATTCGTGAAAGTGAAGGCTTTAAATCCAGACGTTCAAATCATCGTCTGCTCTGGAGATTCAGCGCTGAACGAGCATTTCCCGACCGCGACACTTACGGAGCTGCTGGACGAGTGGGCGATATTGTCTCCAGTGTAGAAAAGTTCCGCGAGGGGTGGGTAGGCGGCAGGCCGGAGACTGAGTGCGGCGCTGGCTCGACGCTCGAGGCCACGAAGGCGCAGCGGCGCTGGATACCTGGTCTGCTGGAGAAGTACGCCGTCAAGGACATCGTCGACGTTGGCGC